AATCAGCTTGCTTCTTACATTGTATAGGAGGACAGATGAAAACAGCTGTCTGTAATTTAGAACTGTATCAGGGAAATGATGATATCTATGTTCTTAAGTTTGAAGATGTAGACAATGATGGAAACAAGACTCAGTCAGATCTTACAGGATATTATTTCTTTATGGCTGTAAAGGCTGAAATAACTGGAGATGCATTGGCTGAACTAAGTACAGGCAATGGATGCATTCGTTCAGGCATACTGAATGAAGAAGGAAGCTTTGAAGATTCTGAAGTTAAACCTTATGCCATTAGACTGCAGTTTCCACATGAATTTACTGAAACTCTTAAGTTTCCTAAGTATGTATATGACTTGTTTGGCATAAAGAAAGATGGAACTAGGGAAGTCTTGATGAAAGGCTCTATTGCAGTTTCAAGGAGCGTTAGTTATGGGAATACCCGCACATAGCGTAGTTACTGTAGAGAAGCCTAAGCATACTCAGATTACTGTATTGAAGGCTTCTGCAGGTTCTGATGGCAGAGATGGCAGAAATGGATATGATGGAAGGGACGGTATAGATGGAAAGGATGGAGAAGTATTTGTTCCTCATGTAGATGACAAAGGAATAATTTCTTGGACTAAGGAAGCTAATCCTGATTCTGCCTATTCTATTAATATGCTTGCACAGATAAACAGTATCTCTAATATAGAAATATTAAATATAGTTACAGGAGAATAGTATGGCTGCAACTAAATATCTTGATTATGATGGTTTACTTTATTTCTGGACATTAATTAAAGCTAAGTTAAATCAGAAAGCTGATAAAGCTACTACCTTAGCTGGCTATGGAATTACAGATGCCAATATTAACAATGGAGTTATTACTCTTGGTGGAAATACTATTACTCCTTTAACAGAAATTGATAATGCTGATTTACCTGATAGTGGCGTTACTGCAGGCACTTATAAATCAGTTACAGTTAATGCTAAAGGTGTAGTTACTGCAGGTACTAATCCAACTACACTTAGTGGTTATGGCATTACAGATGCTTATACTAAAACTGAGATAGATACTAAGATGACTAGTGCTATGCACTATAAAGGTAGTGTAGCTACAGTAGCTAGTCTTCCTAGTTCAGATAATGTAGTAGGTGATTTCTATAATGTTACAGCTACAGGTGAGAACTATGCTTGGACAGGTACTGAGTGGGATGTAACAGGTAGCATAGTCGATTTACAGTCTATTACTAATGCTGAAATAGATACTGTTGTAGCTAGCTAAAGGAGTTAGTATGGCTACTAAATTTTTAGACTATACAGGGTTAAGTTATCTTTGGAGTAAAATCAAAGGATGGTGTAACTCTATTTTTGTTACTAAAGCTACTGATGAAAACATTACTGGTACAAAGACATTTGTAGGTAGCAAGAAGATAGCTTTTAAACAGAGTGGAGCTAATGATAAGTTAGGATTCACTCTATTTAATAATTCTGGAAAAGAACAAGGTTATTTAGAGTATAATCCTACAAATAAAATAGCTGGTATACCTTTAATGATGTTAGGTAACTATGCTACTGCAGCTGATGAATTAACATATGTTGGGTTTAGGAGATATTCTAATATATCAGGTGCATCAGGTGCATATAATCTTCTTACACCTCTTATTTCAGATGCTAAGAGTTACTTTAATTTAACTACAACATATACTAATTTTTATCTGCCTTTAGGTATATCTGATGGTACTAATGTAGTTACTGCTGATAATGGTGGTGTAGTAAACATTAGTTCTTTGTTGCCTTCTGTTTCTACTATTGGATGGTCTAATGTAACTTCTAAACCTACTACTATTTCTGGATATGGCATTACTGATGCTAAAATAGATAATGGAACTATTACTCTTGGCTCTAATAGCATTACGCCTTTAACATCTCATCAGACATTGCCTACTCTTAGCAGAACTATATCTGGTTCTGGAAATGCTATTACAGATATTACAGTATCTGGACATGCAATTACAGCTACTAAAGGTACTACATTTCTTACTAGTCATCAGAGTCTTGCAGATTATGCAAAATTAGCTTCTCCAGTATTTACTGGTACTCCTACTGCTCCTACAGCTGCAGCATCTACTAACAATACTCAGATTGCAACTACTGCTTTTGTTAAATCACAGGGGTATTTAACTAGTCATCAGACATTACCTACATTATCTTTGACTACCTCTGGAAATGGTAACGCAATAACTGCTTTATCTGTGTCTAATCATGCAATTACTGCTACTAAGGGAACTACGTTTTTAACTAGTCATCAAGACATCTCAGGCAAGGTAAACAAGTCTGGCGACACAATGACCGGAAACCTAACGGCTCCAACAGTAATCGTTAGTGGATCATTTGTAAAGCAGCATCCAAGCATTACAAAAGGTACCAATCCGTCTGCAACGCAGTATTGGACTTTAACATTTAGTGACAAAAACGGCTCAAATTATTCCGACAACTGTCTTGGAATGCTTGAAACGTCTATATCAGCAACCGGTGTTGTATCCACATATATTCGTGCGATGAAGAACACTGCTGCAAACTCTTCAAATTGTCAGATTTCCTGTATTTATGATACCGCTAACAATACAGCTTATACTGCAGCACCCACTCCAGCAACAGCAGATAATTCAACCAAGATTGCCACAACCGCATTTGTTAAGGCACAGGGATATATTACTTCTTCTGGAAGCATTACTGGTAATGCAGCTACGGTTTCTGGTACAGCAGGAACTTCTCTTCTTGCATGGAATACTGAAAATACTGTTTATACTGTTGGTGGGCATGCTATTAAGGTTAAACTTCCTGCTAATCCAAACACTGATACACATTGGACATCACATCTTTATGCTGGTGCATCTAATGGTAATGCTAATGCTGCTACTACTAATGGCAATACTTATTTAATTATTTGTGATAATAGTACTGCTAGAGATAGAAGACTTATTAAAGGAACTGGTGCTACTACGGTAACTTCAGATGCTAATGGAAATATTATAATTAATAGTACAGATAATAATACAGTTTATACGCATCCAACAACATCTGGAAATAAGCATATTCCATCTGGAGGCAGTTCAGGACAAATCCTGAGATGGAGTGCAGATGGTACAGCTACTTGGGGTAATGATAATAATACTACTTATTCTGTAGCTACACAGTCTGCAAATGGTTTAATGAGTGCAGCTGATAAGAAGAAGCTGGATGGCATTGAAGCTGGTGCTGACAATATTCCTGTAGGTGGCATTATTTATTATGCAAAAAAAGCAACACCCGGAAATTATCTTATCTGCAATGGTGCCGCTGTTTCCAGAACTACATATGCAACATTGTATAACGTAATTGGAACAACTTATGGTAAAGGTGATAATTCAACAACATTTAATGTACCAAATTTAATTGATAGATTTCCACAAGGTAATGCTACCCCCGGTACAGTAAAAGCCGCTGGATTGCCAAATATTACGGGACAAATAAAGAGAGCAAGACAATATCTATGGGAGTCGCAAGATGGTTGTTTTAAGTTAATAACTGAAACAGTCAACATGAACTCTGTTGCTATTGGAAATCCAAATAATTATGCATATACAACAGAATTTAAAGCTTCTTATTCCAATAGTATTTATGGTGGATCGTCTACTGTTCAACCACCTGCACTTACTCTTGTTCCTTGTATCAGGTATGCCTAATAGGAGACAGTCATGTTTAAAGAAGTATACATTTATAATGAGGAATCTAATGAATATATTGGGGAATCAATAACTATGCTTGATCCCGAAGAAACAAAGATACAAGGTAAAGATGTATGGATGATGCCTCCGAATTCTACAATAGTAAAACCAAAATTTAGAGAAGGATATGCTTCTATTTGGAATGGAGAATCATGGGACTATGTTGAGAATCATCGTGGAGAAAAAGGATATATAGATAGGGAATTTATAGAAATAAAAGAACTTGGTCCATTGCCTGATGGGTTTAGTGTAGAAGAACCTGAGCTAACTCCAGAAGAAGTAAAAGAACAGAGTAAACAGGAAATTCTTTTAAATCTTTCTCAAATAGATCAAGCATCATCTCGTTCACTTAGAGCTATTTTAACAGCACAGTTGTCTGGACAAGAACCAGAAATAACTGATATAAATAAACTTAATGAATATGAATCTTTAGCTAAAAATCTTAGAATTGCTTTAGCTGAATTAAGTAGCTAATATTATGATTAGTAAAATTGAAACTAATAATACTTTACCTGTATCTGTTACTGTTAAGGATATAGGAGTTGGTAATGATGCTATTCATATTGAAAAGGGTTTACATGCAGTACAATCAGAATGGATAGATTTATTTAGTCATTCTATTGAAAAAATAGATGAGTGCTTTAGTGTAGTACGAGGTGGTTCTGCTATTGTTAAAAACTGCATATTTGAGGGAGCAGAAAAAGTATCTTTAATTGGATGTGGTGATTCTGAATGGTATGCTACAGAACAAGGTAAATGGGTAATTTTTGAAAATTGTATATTTAGAAAAGGTTCTCGTAGAATGCCAGAAGTACAATCAGGTATGGTTGTACTTTTAATTAACTGTATTATTGAGGATTGGTGTTTACCTGAACGTCAACCTACTAATCCAAAGAAAGCTAGAGGATTTGGAGCATGGGCACATGATGGTGGAATAATTATTGCTATAAACTGTACGTTTAATCAGAATCTTCCTTTTTGGCGTGGTGGATGGAAGTTTATGATTAGCGATTTACTTGGGCATCTTGGTAATGCTTGGAATGAATCTGGTATATTTGGCATATTAAATCCACTTTCTTGGATACCCGGTGTATGTCGTGGTTTAACAGCATCTGATGGTGGTTTTGTAAAAGCTGTTAATTGTAAAAAGAATCACTGGTGGATACGAATTGAAGGTAAATAATTATTCTTGAATTTTTTATTTACAAAGCATAAAAGGAATTTCATAGAATGATAATAATATAGTATTATTATCATCTTTATATCATTAACAATTTAACATAGGAGATGCCTATGGCTGATTCAGTAATGATTCCTACTATGGATGGAACAGGTTTTGGTGGTGCTGGTATGGGTGCTGGCTTTATTGGCGGTCTAGTCCTCGGCTCTATCTGGAATGGTGGCTGGGGAGGCTGGGGAGGTAATGGTAGAGGTGCTATGCAGGCAGGAGCTGATGTTGCTCTTGCTAATGCAGTAGAGCATGTTGGTGATGCTGTTAATCAAAGTACTATTTCTCAGCTTCAGTCTGCTAATCAGCTTGGCCTTCAAATTGCCAATAATAATGCAGGCACTGTTAATGCTGTAAACCAGAATACCATTGCAGGAATGCAGGGTAATGCTCAGCTTGCTCAGCAGATGTGCTGTGCTACTGGTAGGTTGTCTCAAGAAATTGACCAGACTGGTGACATGACTAATGCTGCCATTAATCAGGTTAATATTCAGAGCATGCAGAATACTCAGGCTCTTGGTGAGAAGCTTTGTGCTATTAATAATAACATTACTTCTCAGGGCTACGAGAATCGTCTACAGGCTCAGGCATTGGCTTCTCAGCTTCAGGCACAGCATGCTGAACTTTCTGCCCAGATTTCTGATGAAAACTGCAAGGATAGAGAGCTTATGCGTGAGATTGCTGCACAGAATGTCAGAGATCAGCTTGCTCAGGCTCAGGCTCAGAATGCTGCTCTTGTTGCCCAGATTAATCTTCAGGGACAGCTGCAACAGCAAACCTTGTATCTTATTGACCAGTTGAAGACTACAACTACACCTACTGCAGGTGCATAGTAGACAATAGGTAGAAATTTGTATAAGGAGCTTTATCAGAAACGGTAAAGCTCCTGTTTTGATATAAGGAGTATGGTATGGTGAGATGGATTTACCTTACTGGCAAGAAAGATACTACTGGTGGTCTTATAGAAGAACAGTTGCAGGAACAGATACCTAAGCATGCATATTATCCTAAGTATGATCTTGAAGATCATGATACTAAGCATAAGCTTGAACAGGTAATGCACAATCTGGATGAATGGGTTAAAAAGCATACTGGTACAGATGACTTAATCCTTAAAATTAATCCAAAAGAAGAAGAACATTTTTATGACACTCAGAAGGAAATGATTACTTTTGAGAAACCAAAGGATTGGGCTTTTATGAAGCAGTCTGGGAATGTTCTTAAAAATTATCCTGCTACATGGATGTCTTATCCTAACACTATAGAAGGAGCTAGAGGCATCATAGACATGGAGTATAACGAGTATAAGAATGCAGTCTCCTATCAGGACATAAGCCATGAACTAGTGCATTTAGCTTCAGCTTGTCTCTTGCTATGGAGGAAACTGAATAATGCTGAGTAATCCCTACTTGCAGTCTTTTCAGCAGAACTATTTGCAACCGCAGAATTCTGATATGATAAAGATGCCTTCATTGTCTCAGAATCTAGTAAAGCCTACTCTTGGTCTTACTCAAATAGAGAACTTTAGACCAATAGGAAAATTTATTGATAGCACTGGAACTCAATGGGTATTGTCTAAATCTAGTTTTGATTCTACTAAGGATGTCCCTGATCCTAAGGGAGTGCAAATACTGGATTACTGGAATCATGAGTTTCCTAATGTGAAGCAGAAGCTGTATGTTTATGTAGTAGAAGGTACTAGACTTCCTAGAGTTGACACTGAACAGCCTTCACGCATAATGTATCAATGGTTTAGTCAGACATTTGTGCCTAAGTTTGATCCTACTATGATAACAGAAAAAGAATGGCTAAAAGCTAATATTTATTCTGCTCCAATAGTTGACTCTCGTGTAAGCAAGCTGTATGCGATATGCCATATAGCAGCTCCTGAACCACAAGCTTCAGTTTCAGAAGACGAAAACGGTCTATTGAAGGTAGAGGAGTTGACTGATGAAACTGCTTAAAGATGTTGAGGATTTCATAAAGAAAGATGACAGAAATCCTGCAGAGCAAATGAGCTATATAAAACAGCTAGGTACAATGATGATGTTTAGTTCTAGACTGCATAGAGATCATGTAGTAGCTTTCTGTGGCTCTTTGCTTGGCATGTATGAAAATTTAAATAAAGATGCTGATGAGCAAGAACAGCTCATTAAGCTGGAGAAATAAATGGCATATTTAGACTATCCCGGTCTTGCATACTTTAAAAGTCTATTAGATGAAAGTTATCTTCGTACTGATTATGAAGGTGATACTGTCATTAATGGTAATGTGACTTTTACAAAACCAGTAGATGCAAGTGTTAAAAATGACTGGTTAGGTCAACAAATAGATAAAACATACATTAAAGATGTTACTCCTGACCCTGAAGGTTCTGGAGCATTAGCTCTTATTCTTGGTGATGGTACAGTATCTCATTTAATTACTGATACTACTGTTACTCAAGTTAGGAGTAATGCTAATGAACTTTATCCTATTCTTCTTTGCTATGATGCTTCTGCTGAAGAAGATCAGATTGCCAAGAAGGTATGGTATGGCAATGGAGTAAGAATTAATCCTCGTTACGGTTATTTCTATTCACAGAAGATGTTTACTTTACATCCTTCTTATAATAGAGCTTCTGCTCCTACTTCTAGAATAGAATGGACTAGTGATTTTAGAGACTCTGTTCTTAATCCAGTAGGTCAAATATTCGAGTATATTGATCCAGTATCTAGTGGTGGTGAACATAGGATGGAGTTTAGGCTATATGGTAATCCCAATGTAGCTGGAATTAATACTCCTAATGTAAATGATGAAACTAATACCATTAGCATGGGTGTTAGTGCTACTAGAGGTGATGCTCTTACTTTCTTTGGTTATTGTCCTTCTACACCTATCTATCTTGAAAATGGTTCTACTATGCGTAAGTCTCTTACTAGAGGAGATCAGTATGGTAGAGACATTATTACTAGAGACTGGCTTAATCTTAATGGTTCCATTACTGGTTTAGTTCATACTTATATGGATGAGACTATTGATGGTTACAAGACATTTCTGAAGACTGTCACCATTGATAGTGGTAATGATAATGCTAAAGCTGGACTGAATGTTCAAGGTGATGTCAATATTGACAGTGGTGACAATACAAAGCCTAGTAACCTTTATGTTCAAGGTAATAGCCATATTCATGGTAATGAGGACATTGACGGTAATTTGAATGTGGACGGTACTTCTACTTTAGATGGTAATGTCCATATGAAGCATAATTTAGATGTTGATGGTAATCTCAATGTAGATGGTACCAGTGATCAGCATGGCAATGTCCATATGTATAATAATCTCGATGTAGACGGTAATGCTAATACTGATGGTAATCAGACCATTGGCGGTACCCTTACTGT